GCCTGATCGGTGCACCCGGCAAGACTGTAGAAATGAACCGGTTCGAACTGATAATGGAAGTCGGTACCGGACTGCTGACAGGACAGGGGTCGGACCCGCTGATTATGCTTTCCTGCTCTGATGACGGAGCCAATACTTTCGGAACTGAGATGTTCGGGCAGATAGGGAAATTGGGAGATAAACTGGTGACTGTCGAATGGTTTGTGTTGGGTATCTTTACAAGCAGGGTCATACGGGTGAAAACATCAGACCCGGTGTTCTTCTCTATTCATTCTGCGGCTGCAGACCTTGAAATCGGGATATGATTACAGCCAGGTCGTCCACTACGGACGAAATTGATGCGATAATATTTGATGAAGAAATCTACGACCGGATAACTGACGATAATTGTCCTCCGATGAATAGATTTCGGATGCAATACACGGGTGGTTATTTCATATCCGGCTTTGTTGGCGATGAGATTGCGAGTTTGTTCATCGTACACGGCAAAAAGATGCATTTTATGGTTCTGAAACCGTACAGGCGGTTCTGCCATGACCTTATGACAGAGAGTTTCAAGTTATGGCCGCACGATGTTTATGTTGAGATACCGACGCTTTATCGATCGGTTATTAACTTTGTTAAAAATTTTGGATTTCAGGAGATCGATATTTTGAAAGATTCACATCTGAAGAATGGCAAGCTATACGACTGCCATAAACTGACATACGAGGTTTAAAATGGGATTCATTAAGGACGTTATAGGCGGATTCTTCGGAAGCGGCGCAGACGCTGCCAAAAGAGCTGCGAGTGAACAGGAAGCCGGACTGCAGAAAGAAAAGCAAATAATTCGTGAAGCCGGTGTAGTAGCTGTTGCAGGTGTGCAGCCGTTTGCCGAAGCAGGAACTTCCACCATCGGTGATTTGACTGCACTGGTCACGGATCCTCAAAGACAACTGGAGTTTATACAAGATAACCCGTTCTTTAAATCACTAGCGGACGAAGCCACTCGAACTTTACTGCAGAATCAAGCGGCGAAAGGGAAGATCGGCAGCGGAGGCACAGCGGAAGCACTTCAGGAAAGCCTGGTATTGCTTGGCGCTGACCTGCTGAATCAGAATATCACGCAACGACAGAACCTGGCTCAACTCGGTTTTGCCGGTGCACAGCAGGCTGGAGAATTCGGATTAAGAGCCGCCGGTGCCGTAGGTGGTGTGCTTGCTGACATCGGTGAGACACGAGCGGCCGGCGTGTTAGGAAAACGCGCTGCTGAGAGTAAAGCCGCTGAACAAGCTGTTAATATCGCGACCCTGGTTGTATGTGACATCAGGATGAAAGAGAACATCGTCGAAATCGGGAATCTACGTAATGGTTTGCCGATTTACTTCTTCAATTACATCGGAGACGACACGCCGCAGATAAACGTCATGGCTCAGGACGTCGAGAAGGTCTTACCTGAAGCGGTCATCGAAATAAACGGAATCAAACACGTTGACATAGAGAAGGTAGCATCATGGTCGGTATAACTGATTTAATCGCACGGGGCGGCGCTGTTCCTGACATTGCGACACCTATCAGGCAGGAAATACAACGTCGTGAGGAACGCACAGAGCTCGACCGTCAGATAAAGCGTCAGCAAGGTCTGGATATTTCTGCCGAGGAAGACAGACAGCTAAATAGAGAAATAGCTGATCTTGAATTAAAATCAGAAAGAATAGACCTTTTAGATGAAAGAAAAAAGCGACGTTTTGATGATATTGCTGCCTTCACGTTTGGAATAACTCCTACAGTCGACGAGGCCATAAAAACAGGTGATACAACAGCACTCGAAAGAAGTCTTGTTCGTAGGCTGGGATCATTACAGGACAGAATAGATGCTGGCGAAGACATTGACATTCAGGAGACTACAGAAGCCCTGCAAATGATCAGAACAGGCGGTATCACAGAATTCAAACAGATTGTTGATGAAACTAACCGTGTAGCATCATTCAGGGATGTCAAGAAGGTAACAGGCGGCGCAACCGGTGTAATAATTGATCGTTTAATTAATGAAGGAAGTGCTGACACGGTTGCCGATGCATTAGGATTAATTAAAGGTGGTGCTGGACAAGCTGCTAAACAGATAGCCAGAGCCGGAACTGATATTGTGCCTTCAGAGGCCGCTTTAGTAGGCGCATCAGCATTTCAGAGAACCAGACAGACATTGAGAGCTGAAGCAGGAGAAGGTGGGCCATCAAGAGCTGATATAGCTGAACAGGTAAAACAAAGAGAAAAAGAAGTCGAGCGGGTAGCTGAAAGAAGAGATAAAATGCCGAAAGCTAGGTTTGCTTTGCGGCAATTAGAGGACACAACTGGATTTGTGGAGAACATCATTGACCAGACTGTTGCTCTGTTACAAGAAAATAGTGCAGTAGGTCGAGTAGTGTTTAAAAACCTTCCGCTGACTGATCAGAAAACAATTACTGAAAATATGAAAACCATTCGTGCCAACGTAGGGTTTGACAAACTGCAATCGATGCGTGACGCGTCTCCGACAGGTGGTGCTCTGGGTCAGGTATCAGAACTTGAGAACGAATTGCTACAATTAACATCTGGAAGTCTCAGCCAGGACCAAACAACAGAAATAATTATACAAAACCTTATAAACATTAAAGACCGCCGCGTTAGGGTTCTTAATAATCAACGCAGATTATTCAATGAAGATTTTTCAAGTGTTCTGGGAGAAGACCTAGAGCAAGTTGAAGAATCTGCTGAGATTAATAAATTGAACGATTTTACACAAGCAGATGAAGATAGATTTCAGGAATTACGAAGAAAAGCAGCAAAAGGAACCCTTCAATAATGTCTCATGAAAACTCTATTACAGAAACATTTGACGACGGTATCTTTAACATTTCTACAGTCGACGATAATGGAAGGCAACTCACTCGAGAAGATGCCAGGAAGCGTCGTAAAGTTCTGGAAGGCCCATTTAACACAATCGAAGAAGCTGTAGCTTCTGCAGAAAAAAGATCGGAATCCTTCTCAAGTGGATTATCAGAAAGCGAAGAACTAGAGTTTTTGACCCTCAAAAGAAAAAGGGCATCTGTAGGTGCTGAACAACCATCCATTACAAACCGCATTGCAGCGACTGAATCTGTTGGCATAGACCAGCAGGAAAGCATTCCGAGAATCATTCTCGATCAAGCATTACAAGGCGCGACTTTTGGCTTTGCTGATGAACTTACGGATAGGTTGGGGGCAGCTATTGCCGCGGTATCGACTGGCCAGAATTTTGATGTATTATTGAATGAAGCGCGGACTTTGACCAAAGAACGCCAGCAAAGACAATTCAAACAACAGCCCGTTATATCTATAGCAGCAAATATCGCAGGAGGACTTCTCACAGGTGGAGCAGTCGCAACAACAAAAACAGGAGCCGCTCTTGCTACTAGCCTTCGGACTGGCCGTACAACAACGCGTATTGTTAAAGCTGTGCCTGTCGGTGCCGTATCCGGCGCAGCTTTTGGGGCTGGGACAGCAGAAGAAGGCGAACGGCTTGAAGCTGCCAGAACTGGCGCAATTTTTGGCGGTACTATTGCTGGGGCCATTCCTGTTGTTGCTGCTACGGCTCGCGGGATAAAAGCCACTGTAATACCGAGAATTGACGAAGCCTCCAAACCTCTCATTCAGAGAGCGCGTGACTTTGGAATACCGCTCAGAGCCGACCAGGTCTCACCAACAAGAGCCAGGAAGACCGTACAGAAGATAAGTCAGGAAATACCTTTCAGTGGTGCTGACCAGTTCGAGGCCACGCAGAGGATAGCGTTTAACAAAGCTGTTGCTCGTACTCTCGGACAGGAAGCCGATGATCTCGGTCCGGACACAATACGGAAGTTTCTAAATGATGCGAGCCGTAAGTTTGATGCTGCTCTGGTCGATGAAACGATTACATTCAGCGACGACGTAATTAAAAAAATAGCGAACCTTTCTGACGAAGCTGAAAAGACGGTATCTGCTGACCTTGCAAACGTCATCAGGAAGAACGTTGACCAGGTTCTGTCCGATATAGGTGACGGCACTATCAGCGGTGAGAAGCTTTCAAGTGTTCGTTCACAACTGATTAAGAGGACCGCATCAGCACAGCCTGGAGCAAAACAATTACTCAGTGAGCTGATAGAAGAAATTGACGATGTAGTGCAGGTCAGCGTTTCCAAGGAAAAAAGGGAAATACTCAAAACTGCAAGGCGTGAATGGCGTAATTTTAAGACCATCGAGCCGCTACTTGAAAAGGCTGAAGAGGGCTTGATAAACCCGACGGAATTGCTGAACAGAGTGAAGGCAAGCAAATTCATCAAAGCCTCGCGCATAAAGACCGGCACCGACGACCTGGTTGATTTGGCAAGAATCGGGAAACGTTTTCTGCCGAAAGCAGGTGGATCTGACACGTTCCAGAAAAGTGCTTTAGGTGCCGGAACTGTTGGATTGATAGCTACAACTGTGGCAAATCCGCTGCTCGGTCTGTCGCTTGCAACAAAAGCCGGCGTAGGTATTGCAGCAAATAGAGGACTGCAGAACATAGCAACAAACCAAAGGCTGATCGATGCGGCTCTGAGGTCGCCGAAAAGCGCAGGAAAAGAATTATCAGCACCTTTGACAGGCTTAATAGCTGGACAACAATCAGCCAGGAGTAAATAAATGTCATTTCAACCCATTGCAAAAACAGCAGTACAATATGTCGATTTGAACGGAGACCCGTTCTCTGGCGCTGTTCTTAAAGGTTTCGAAGCAGGTACCGTCAATCCGATCCTGGTCGCTAATGACACACTCGGCACGTTTACCGCTGCAGACACTGTTTTGAACGCAGACGGCTATCCTGAACTGAACGGGACCATAATTATCCCGCACTTCGACGAAGCCTATAAACTAGCGTTGTTTCCTGACCAGGCGTCTGCTGATACAAATACTGGAGCGATATGGATACTCGATAACAATTCTCTGGGACTCACGTTCGGACAGACCACGGTTTTTATCAATTCGAACACGGTTTTAACGCAAGCGGTGCATGGCAATTCTCATATAAACGTCAGTGGTTCGACAACGCTCACGCATCCTCCGATTGCCGGCGTCGCTGATGCGTTCATATACACGGTGCTGAATGTCGGCACTGATGTCGTGACGCTTGCGGCAGATGCTGCAGAATTGTTTAACACCGGGAACACCACGTCTAACACAGTGACCCTGCAGCCTGGTACGGGCGCGATGGTCATTGCTGGCACGACAACCTGGTCGATTATCAACAATAACACCGCTGAGATTAATCAGAAAAACACTTTCACGAAGACGCAGACCTGGTCAAAAGGTGCTGATATCGTCAGTGCTAGTGCTCTGACTTTAGGAACTGACGGGAATTATTTTGATATCACAGCGGCAAATACGATCGATACTATCGACACAGTGGGTGTCGGAACTGTTATCAAGTTTCATTTTGATTCTACTCCAACATTAACTGATAGTGCCGATCTGATTTTAAATGCTGGCGGAGGAGATATTGAAGCAGAGGTCGGAGATGAAATCGAACTGATAGAATTTGAGACAGGAAAATGGCGAGCAACAAAATATACGAGGGCTAGTGGAGCATCGGTCGTAAGCGGTTTTGAAGGCCAATTGCTACATATTCAAGATCAGAAATCAGCAGGCACAAGCGGCGGGACAGCTACATCAGGATCTTTTCAAACAAGAGATTTGAATACGGTTTTAACAAATGAAATTACCGGTGCATCATTATCAAGTAATCAGATAACACTGCCTGCAGGAACTTATTATATACAAGCACATAGCCCCGCCGCCGGTGTAGATAGTCATCAAACAAGACTTCGTAATATAACAGATGGTTCAGATACACTTTTAGGTACCAGTGAACGTGCAGAGAATAATATAGGCACCGCTAATCCAGGGAATATACGCACTACTTCGAGATCAATTATAGAAGGAAGATTCACTATTGCTTCAACGAAAACATTTGAGGTGCAGCACAGAGTTCAAACTACATTAGCCACAAAAGGATTCGGTGTTGAGAATACTTTTGGCGTTACGCAGCTCTATAGTGATGCGAAAATATGGAAGGTAGGCTGATATGTATATCAAACTTAATGCAAAGAACGTTGTCATTCAAAAACAGCCATATCCAGGAAAAGGTTTTAAAGAGGCTCCTGACGATGTTGTTTGCGGTCAAATAAAACAGTCAGACGGGAGTTTTAAAAATCCCGAACCCCCTCCTGAAACGCTTCCGACAGTCAAAGATTTATTGATGGAAACGGAAAGTACGGCAGTTATCGCAGAAAAACTGGAAGAGATCATCGCTTTCATAGAAAATTCGACACCGCTATCACAAAAAACGAAAGACTGGGTATCCAATAGAAAGAAAATAAAGAAGAAATGATCCCATTAAATCCGCCGCCTCAACAAATACCTAAAACCATTCTGTCAGACACAAGTGCCAGGAAATTTTTCACTCAACTTTTGAGGTCTGTATATCAAATTTGGTACAGTATTGGCGGTCAAAGTGGTATTCCCACTATATTTCAAGTGACAGACACACCGACCGTGGACCCGGGATGGTCCACGTCAAGTACCGTTGATATGAACCCCCCGTCAGGTTACATCAAGATTTTAGTCGATGGAGATGAGAAAGTTATTCCGTTTTTCGATACATAACAGGAGAATTACAATGCGTATTTTACTATTAACACTTTTTGCCATACTGATTACAGCGCCGGCTTTTGCACAGAATGCAATACATGTAAACTCTCCTACGGTGTTGATTGTTGCAGCCGATGTAACCGCAAATGTCGCGCTGCCGAATGCGGGAGGGCGTAACCTCATGATAACCAATGACTCTGACGGGACATGCTTTCTGAAAGCGGGAATCTTTACAATCACTGCAGCCGTAACTGATTTACCTGTTCTCGGAGGCTCGATACAGGTTTTCAGCCATGATGCTGTCAATACACACCTGGCCGTCATCTGCGGCGCTGGCGTTGCCGGCACGATTTACATCTCACAAGGCCCTGGAGAATAAACATGAAAAAGCTTCTATTCCTATTTGTAACGATATTCCTGGCATTATCGATTGTAACGTCTGCTAATGCACGTCTACGGGCTACTTCTGGAGGTGCAGAAGTTACACTGGCCGGTGTTTTGGATTATATAACCATTGCAGGCCAGGTCATCACGCGCAACGCTATAGACCTGACAACTGATATTATAGGGAATTTACCCATTCTGAACGGGGGCACGGGCTCCAGCACTGCGAGTGGTGCCAGAACAAATCTGGGGTTAGCTATAGGCTCCGATGTCCAGGCGTTTGATGAAGTATTGGATGATCTGGCAGCCCTGGCAGTGATAGCGGACAATCAGTTTATTGTCGGTACCGGTGTCGGTACATATGCAAACGAAAGCGGCGCCACGGTCCGGACGTCTTTGGGCTTAACAATCGGTACAGATATACAGGCTTTTGACACGAACCTCGAGGATATCGCAGCCTTGGCTATTGTCGCTGACAACGAAGTGATGATCGGAACAGGTGCAGGAACGTATTCATTCGAGAGTGATGCGACGTTGCGCACTTCGTTAGGTGTCGATGCGGCCGGAACAGACAACAGTATAGATGTGATCATTGCGGCTGGGCTGGACTATATTACAATTTCCGGTCAGGAATTAACGCTTGGGTCTGTAGATCTTACAACCGATGTCATTGGTGATTTGCCTGTCGCCGATGGTGGTACTGGAGCATCGACGGCGGCGGCGGCCCGTACTAATTTAGACGTTGACCAGGCAGGAACAGATAACAGCACTGACGTGACATTGGCTGGTACTCCTGACTACATCACGATTTCCGGGCAGATTATTACTAGAAATGCTATTGATCTGGCTGCGGATGTTACTGGGAATCTGCCCGTAACCAATCTAAATAGTGGCACAGGTGCAAATGCTACTACATTCTGGAGAGGTGATAATACGTGGGTTACTCCTGATGGTGATGCGGTGGACTCTGTTTTTGGTCGCACAGATGCAGTTGTGGCGGCGGCTTCCGATTATGATGCTGTTCAAGTGGATAACACACCCGCCGGTGATATAGCCGCAACGAACGTACAAGCAGCTATTGATGAACTGGATAGTGAAAAGATAACGACAGTAGGGCTAACCACTCAAGTTACGCATAATATAGGTGGCGTCCTCGTGGGGGATGCAGACCTTACTTTTGATGGTTCGCAACTTGCAATAGGGGGCGGCACACCCACTACGACGTTCGATGTTACGGGAGATATGGAACTCACCCATACAGCACTTGCTACAGGCGATATGGCTATCAATTTAGTGACATCAGCTGCCGGCTTCGGAGATTATGATGCTATCGATATAGATTATACGACGGGAGCTATAGGACCAGGGGACGACAACATTGCGATAAGCATAGCTATTGACGAAAGCGCTGCTACCGGGGGATCTGTTGCAGGTATTGCAGTGGGTACCACGGGAGTAGGGTCTTCGAATGTGTATGGTCTTGCGGCGGATGCGGAAGTAGGTCCCGTACTTAAATTGATCGGAGCTGAGGGAGATATGGACAGCGCCCTTGTCCTCGCTGTTGATAGACTAACGGAATTTACCAGCACGGGATCAGATATTGTGATGTTCGTGGCTGACAATGATACAATTACCATAGGGAATGCCGTTAAATTTACTAAAATAACTTTTACTCTCGATACTGTATCTACGGGTGCCGGTATTGTCCCCACCTTTGAATTTTCCACAGGTGTCGGGACATTTTCTACATTTACGCCTGTAGACGGTACGAACGGCATGCGTCAAAACGGGACTATAATTTGGCTAATAACTGATATATCCAGCTGGGCAGTTGGCACTGGCAGTGAATTCCTTATACGGATCACAAGAACACAAGATGGTCTTAGCACACCACCTATCGAAGATTTAGTGCAGATATCTTCCCTTCAACAATTTGAATGGGATGTAGACGGACGCGTAAGGGCAGTAAGTATTGCTACCAACCAGGGTCTGTCTGACACTATGCTTTTGGAGGCGTATGACGTTGACGGGGCTGCCTATACGGTGTTTGGCACTTTGACAGCCAACAATACTCCGACGTTTGATCTGTCTTCTACGGTAACGTTCGGCGGTGCCTTGCCTTATACCATAGGCGGAACGGATGTCACCGTTACTGATGGCGGTACCGGATCAAGCACGGCCGGCGGTGCACGGACAAATTTGGGCCTTGTTATTGGCACGGACGTACAGGCCTTTACGACAGTCTTGCAAAATACAACTGCGAGCTTTTTGACAGCAGATGAAACAAAATTGGATGGCATAGAAACAGCTGCAACGAATGGCTTAAAACTTTTAGCAACAGCGACAGCAAGCGCTAGTACCAGTATTGATTTCACAAGCGACATTGACAGCACTTTTGATGAATACGAACTACATATAATCAATGCGGTGCCTGCGACTGATGCAGTAAAATTATTTATGAGAACATCGACAGACGGCGGGTCAAGTTTTGACTCAGGTGCATCAGATTACATTTCCTTATACGACAATATATTTTCAGATGGCACTACATTAACACGCTCTTTTGCAGGAGCAACCACTTTTGAAATATCTAATAATGTCGGCAATGCCGCAGGAGAGTCTGTCAATTCTGTTATCAAGCTGTATAATCCAGCCGCAACCACACATACCTGGATTGAATTTGATACAGTCTATACTGATCCTGATCCACGTGCGGCGATAGCAGATGGCGGAGGATATCGTGATTCTGCGGCTGATGTAGATGCAATCAGATTTCTGTTTTCAAGCGGGAATATTACATCTGGTGAATTTAAACTTTATGGAGTGAGAAAATGAGAATTTTAGCTATCCTGATATTTATAGTTTCTATAAGTTTTTCGGCACATGCCCAGACTAGAACCATAGCTATGCCGGTGTCTTTAAATAAACCGGATGCTGAACTTACTGCCGGGCAATTAACTGAAAAAGCAAAATATGGTATCAAATCTTTAACAGGGTCGGAAATATCAGCAAGAAATATAGAAGAAGCTGCATGGCTTGCCGCAAAACCTTTGGATGATTGGCAAACAGATATGGATTTTATTGGTTTATCTGATGATCACGAAAATATCATAGATGCTCTCGATGAAGCAACACGCACAAGAATAGATGCTGCAACACTGGATAAATATAACGCAAAGAAAACATTACGTGCCGCAAAACCGTAAAGGTGATTTATGTTTAAAATACTCAAACAGACAATCTTATATTTCCTGGGTGTGCTTGTTGGCGCCTGCATCGCTTGCGTCGCGTATGGTGCAGAAAGCACTATGGTTAGGGTAGGGCTCGGAAGCGGTGTAACAGTCTTCTCAGTCCGCGGATTACTGACAGAAACCGCAAACATGTTCCAGCTCATAGGATCCATTGTCGGTCCGATACTGGTCATAGCGACGCTTGTTCATGTCATTATCAAAATACGCATGGATCTGAAAAAATGACCATAGAGCGCGATATCGATGTCATGGCTCGTACGTTGTGGGGCGAAGCAAGGAATCAAGGACTGAAAGGCATGGAGGCCGTCGCGTCTGTAGTGATGAACCGGCTGGAGGTATCCAAGGAATATAAATACTACTGGTGGGGCAACACAGTAGAAAAAATATGTTTAAAAAATAAGCAGTTTTCCTGCTGGAATGAAAACGACCCAAACCTCAAAAAAATGTATGCACTGACGCCAGAAAATAAGATATTCGCCAGAGCATTAGAAATCGCTGAACTGGCTGTTCATGGTGATCTGAAAGACAACACCAAGGGCTCAACGCATTATCACACCAAAAGCATCAAACCGTACTGGATAAAGGGCGAAAAGCCTCGGAAGACCATCAGAGATCACGTGTTCTACAGGCCCGGCCGCATACCAGATATCGAGAAGGAGAAAAAGAAAAAATGGGTACCAGAAAAAAAATCATTCTTAGCCTGGTTGTTTGCCTGGTTCTAGCCGGCTGCGAATCCGGTGCGAAATTTGGCGCGGTACTGGCATTTAAAGAAGTCGCACTGTCAAAGGCTGCCGACAAGATGCTCGATGACAGTATCGAAAAGCTGTGTAAATACCCGACGATCGGTTCGCTCGAAAGACAGTTCGGTGATAATCCCACTAAATACAAACAATATCACAAGTTCTGTCACCATGATTCAGTCCACACAGGAGTGCCATGACCGAAATTAAGAAACTCCGACAGCCGCATAACGTACCGATTGATGGTAAAGACTATGGCCTGAAGCGCTGGAGGGCATATGAACTCGCTGAAGATTACTCTTATCAGTGGAAAAAGCACGACAAAACATACCGTATTTTCATCAAGGCCGGTTTCAAATACGATGGCGCGAGTGTTCCGCGCTTTGTATGGACTTTGACCGGGATCCGTCCTGACGGTCTCATAAGAGCCGCCGCGTTGATACATGACTGGATATACGTCTACGAGGGTGACCTGCCAGCAGGGTCATATCAGATGCTTGTTGACAATAAATGGGTTAATCTCAACATGAAGTGGACACGTAAAAATGCTGATAGAATTTTCGCACGTATCATGCGAGAAGCCGGGGTAAAGAAAATCCGGCGTAGAGCTGCTTACAGAGCGGTTCGATTAGGCGGCTGGATCGCCTGGCGGTAGAGCTTCTGCTCCTGCATCATAATCCCCCACATCACCAATCACGATTAACGCCAATATTTAATGCCCGGACTGCATCTTCGCCACATCCAATATCAATTTTTTCATTATAATCTGGTGTAGATACCTCCACAGAAACTTTTCCTATGACAGATCCTTTCTGTAGTTTCATGAGCTGCTGCGTTGGAATTTCAAAAAACTCCTTTGGCAACAACTTTTCTAGCATCCATCTTTTCCATTTTTTCATGGGTTTGCTCAGGATTAATTGTGCCACGCTTTGCGGGTCATAGAGATTTACTGTTATCGTTTCCATTATTTCCCCCCAAATATTCAGTTATACGTAAGTTCATAAAAAATTGGTCAGTTTCTGCTTGTGTCATTTTTCTTTAGTTCCTTTGCGTAATCTCTTAACTTGTAGTGAAACGCTGTGTTAGCTGTAACGGCAGCTACAAGTAACTCCTCGGGTATCATAAACTCCAGTATGATCTTCCCGTGTGCCGTTGCTGGGGAAATACCGTAGTTTTCGCTTTGAAGCGACACGGCATTAGCCTCGTTAACTCCTCCGAGAAAATTGCCTGTGACCCTCCAATATCGCCCATGATACGCGATCAGATCACCGGGAGAGAAATGCACTATTATACTACCCATAACGCACCACCATCACCGGACCCGTCCAGGTCGCCGTTTGCGTATCGATTATACAGTCACCTGCTGCGTCGTTGAAAATATCATTCATTAGTTTTTCCTCTAAAGTTTGTCAATGAAATGAGATATACCAAACATCAGCCAAGCTATAAACAGGAAATATAACAATAAACTCACAATGCCTTGTATGCCGTATTCCATATAAGTAAACCACGGGATGGCCCCAGCTATAAAAACTATTACTGCAATTAGCGGTATCGCGAGAAATATATTTAATATCATTCTGCCATCTCCTGTTCTTCGCCTTCGGTTAACTCTTCTTCCATATCCTTCATAGTCCATGCCAGACCCAAAAGATAGCAGTCACTGACAGGCTCTGCATCGATTAACTTGGTTAAAGTGCCGCTGCATATTTCAGCGAGCCGGTTGCTGCCTTCCATCGACAATGAAGCAAATGCGTCCTGGTACGTAAGCAGCCTTTGAAATCCGAGAGACTGTATGTATTGCAGGGCTTGAACCGATGCTGGATGCGGTTCGTCTTCTTTAAGCGTTGGCGGGTCAGTCTGTTCTTCCGTCGCCGCTGTATCTTCTTTTGTTGGGGTCATTTGCCCTCCTCCCACGCATCGACTTGCAAACAGGTTAAACCTTCTTCTCGCCACATATCAACGACTCGCTGCCTGTCATCTACCGTAAGCAGAATGTTGTCGATTGCCCCTAATGACCCATCCATGAGCCAAGAATGTTTAAGTTCGTTGTCGGGCGTGTAGTCACCTTCTTTCCTCATTATGAGTTCGCTAAACGGCAGTCCGTAGCTGTCCAACCATTGCAATGTTTCGCTTTCGACCTGAGAGTTTCTGCCGGAGACTATAATCATTCTGTGACCAGCACGCATCAAAGCATCGTATAATCCTATGATATCCCACTTCGGTTCGTCATCCACACAAGCTGCATGAAAAGCATCCCAGTCGGGTTTATCGCATTTTATAAAGTGCAAACGATGCGATATATCACAAAGCGTCCCGTCCAAATCAAATATTACTATTTTCATTAATCTCTCCTTGGTTTACGTGTTGGCGCTACCCACACAGGACTATAATCAATTTCCATCGCGTCGAGCACTTCTGCGTAGTGCGCCCGGATCACTGTATCTTCATCGCACTGAATTACAATAGGCGCAGTTTCGTCCATAGCGGCCCGTACAGGCGTTATATATGAAATCGCTCCGACGATACCGACTACAGCCGAAAAAACTACCACGGACAGAGGAACAAGAAAGCGGCGGTGGTTGTGGTGCCATTTAATCATCGTACAATTCCCCATTCATGTAACAATACTCTGCCAAGGCGATAAACGGGCACTCAATTATTCCCGGTTCACAGAGTTCTGCCATTTCCAAAGCTGATTTGGCCTGCGACTTTGTGCATGAAAAAATCAATTCTTCCCCAGCGCGTATCTCCATTATTATTTCTTCCGGCAAAGGTATCACTGTGATTTCTCCCGGCCGCAGAATTATAGGGAATCCGTTGAATGGAACTTCCTTCGCCATAGCCTGTTGATTGGCTGTAATGGCTATGATGGCGGTAGCGAATAAGGTTTTAATCATTTTTTCCTCCTATGCCGCTTGTTTATGATCAACAAGACCACGCTTTTTCAGTTCAAAAAACAAATCCTTGCAGCCCTTTGTATCGACCATGGCATCGTGCGCACCATCACCGAGTTCCCTGTCACAGATTATCGGCAAAGCTTCGACGAGTTTCGGCCATTTATAGCTTCCGTAATTGCCAGGCAGTTTGCAAATATCCAGTGAACCCAGCATCGTGCAGTACCATTCCTTTTCTGGTATCTCGATGCCAGCGTATGCAGCTTCAATTTCGATCATTCTTTTGTCGAAACCGACACTGTGACAGACCACAAGCTCTGCCTGCGCAATCAGTGCAACGAGCAAAGACATAGCGCCCTTTGCATGGATGCCGTGTATCTCGCACATTTCATCACTGAAACCATGTATTTCTTCTGCGCCTGGACCGATTTTCCATCCGTCCGGACGTATCAGGGATACAAATTCGTTGAAATGGTTACCGCTGTAATCTGTCTTTATCGCGGCCAGTTGGCAAACCCGCGCCTGACCATCCTGCATGAGTGCGCCTTTTTTAGAGAATCCGGTCGTTTCAGTGTCGAGAAAAATATACATGTCGTGCCTTTCTGTTTAAGTGCGTTGCATATTAGCAAACTTTTCCAAGTTTGGTACGGTTAGTTTTGACCATCGACCTTTGCATGCTCTGCCAGCCTGATTGCGCTGCCAGTTTGTCATGCTGTTGATAAGGTCTTGCCGTAATGTTTGTGTTTGTGCAGCTGCTTCATTCGCTTTTGACATGTCAGCCTCCTATCCTGCGTCAGTTATGTTTTGACCATGCCGTGCTTCATAATCTTCCTGCGTCATTTCGTTGCCATCATCTGGAGGCGGTGCGCTTTTCAGATATTTAAGACGTGCCGAATATCCTGCTTTAATCTCGGCAGTCTGTGCGGTATTCAATCCGGCCGCGCCTATCTTTGTGCCAACGACTGCAAGTTCGGCTTCTGTGTTGGCTGTATTGATAGCGGTAACCAGTGCGGTTATGTCCTGGTTCGGTGTTGATGATGTGGCTTGTGTGGCTGGGGCAGTGTCGACAAGTGGCTGTACGACAAACGGCCTCTTCATGCCTTTCGATACAGTCAGAGCCAAAGTGATTTTACTTTTAAGGTCAGACATATGGCTGATCTGGATACCACCAACAGGCGCACCAGCCCATTTGACAGTAGGTTCTCGGAATAGCGTTAGCTTACGACCGGCGTATGTGGAGCCATCTTTCCCCCATATCTGAACCAGAACCCGGCGCATGCCTTTACACGGTTTCCACGGCTTTCCTTGGTCGCCTTCATAATGTACGGAGATAGGTTGATCTCCTCCTCTTCCGGATACTTTGGTAATTTTGACGGTGATACCGCCTGCTATTAAATCATCAGCATTCAGCTGGTCAGATTTTGCGATGATTGTCGGTCCTAAATCAGTCATATTATGATTTCTCCTTCATTTGGTTCTCTGCGTTCTGTTGGAATTAAACGTGCGCCAGGCTTTGCAAGGTGTTTTTTGTAATCTTTCATCAGTTCTGAAACATTCTTATAAAACACCTTTGCGGCCGCGATGATAGCTTTATGCACTTCATGATCAGGATATATTCTCAACGTAAACATAGGCAGCCCGTTGCTGTAGCTGATAAAATCTGTCCACTTGCGCTCTGACACCAACAATCCGGTTTGAACCTGGATGGAATATTCGTCTGGCATTTCATTGGTAGCAATCGTCTTGACCTGATATTTCTGGATGCGCGATTTACACTCGATCATGCCATCAGCGCCGATTAAACCGTCTGGAGAGCATCCGAGAGTAAAACCCCACTTGTCATTCGTCATGAAACCGACATCATAGCCTTTGGCCTCATGCTCATTGTAAAGCACCTTGGCATAGATTTCCTCTTCATGGCCTCGCAGCATTGCATCGCCCTGATATGATGGTTCAACATGTTCCGATATCTTTTGAGCGGCGATTTCCTGAACATGTATTTTTGTTTTGTTGTCATCAACTATTGGATATGTGACTTCTCCTGTTTTCTTGTCTGTTTTCTTTTTGACGGCCAATTTCATCTGACTGGCGGTTAACACGCCGCATCTGACAGCGAACCATTCATCACTGCCCTGAAGCATATCCGGATATATGGTGACGTTCCCGACCTTCTGAACGTTGCTGGTGTCGTGGTGTATCATTTCGGTTATTCCTGACATTGTTTTATCCTTTCTTTATTTAGTTCGCCTATTGCCTCGCTGTATTTGCTAGGCAAGATTACGACTGGCTTTTCACTAGCAGAGAAAAATGGATTTATCATCACCGTAAAACCAAGAGAAGCTAACCAATGTACTGTCCATTTTGGATCAGCCATATCCATTATATCCTGAACCTTTTGTATAGCTACTTTCAGTTTTTCTTCCGTAAGTGTCTCTGTTGGCATATTTGCTGTAGTAATCATGGTTACAGGATCAAGCCCCAGTTCACGATTAACCATGTTTGATATCGCAGTTTGAATTTTATGGTCTGAGAATTTAGCAAAGTCATCTTCATATTTTCTATCCATCACACACCCCACAAACGCCGCAGGAAGCGCCGAAACACTCCCTGCGGTACTTTTGAGTTCTCATTGGGATGAGAAACCATCCCCTCGACAGGGGAACTGGCCAGAGCATGCAGCCCTTGTTCTATTCCGTTATCGTTGGCAACGTTTATCATCTGCGTCATAATAAGGCATTGCGCCGCCAGTGTATCGATCGCTGTTTCGGTCATGATTCCACTCGTGACTCTGGCGGTTCAAGATAGCAACGCACAAAATATCCCAAACGACCAGTTTCTTTAATTCTGACCCCATAGGGAACACATAAATCCCTTACGCTTTCAAGAACGCCCTCCTGAAATCTTTCATGATTCCACATTGTAGCCCAAACAGTTTGACCAATATACCGGCTGTCCTCTTCTATGGACTTCTTGACCGCATCTTCTTTAGTCATTTCTTTATCACTCATGCCGCCATCCCCTTATCTGTAATAAATATATTATCCATCCCGGGACCCTTTCGCTCAACATAGCCCTTGATTTCCAAATCAGTCAACAGGTCCGCCATTGTGGAATTATGCACAATCCCTGTTATTTGTTTCAAAATCACATAATTGTTAGTATCGATCAATAGTGCCTTGCGCCGTTGCATGGCCTTTAAAACCACACCCTCTTGCGTTCCCAGCTTGGTTGGGACTTTTGGTAATATCTTGATACCCTCCGCAGATATGCCAAGTTTTTCGGCCTCTTCTCTGCGGATTTCATTCAATTTATGTATTGACGTTGCCGGTAAACAGATATCCCTGATTTCCAGACCATCGACTTTTATGGTGTATTTTTTGGTTTTCATGACTTCCCCCTATCAAGCTTTACCCTTTGTTTTGCAAGATCCAGTTGTTTTATAGCCCGATCAATCCAGCATGTCCCGTTATATTTACGTCCCTGCTTTTTGTTGGCTTCTACGCACTTGCGGTGCGCTTCAATGCTTTGTTCTGCGCCTTTGAGATACCACCCGACCGGCATCCCGGTCGCCATCACGAAATCTTCTACATTGTGTTTAATTATTTCCATGTTTTTTCCTCCGTTGTTGTGATAACGTTACAAACGATTTTGTATAGTGTCAACAGGTAAAAACAAACTATTTTGTATTTTCTTCTTGCAATGAAAAAAGACCTATATATGATTGAAATATGAGCAAAGAAAAGACACCATTCGAACAGGCAATCCATAAAGCAGGGGGACAAGTTGCCCTTGCTGAAGCCATCGGCACTTCACAACAATTGGTATCATATTGGCTTAAAAAGAAGGTGCCAGCAGAATGGGTTGTAAAGATTGAAGAGCAAACCGGAATAACTAGACATCAGTTGCGGCCAGATATATTCGGCGCTGCATAAATTACGTGGGGAATACATGTCATTGAAACGCGGAACACCTGAATACGCCGCCCGCCAGAAAATGCTGGCAGCGAGAAGAACAAGACAATTCGAACGGTCCTTGATTTCCCCCCCGAAACTGCCGGTCGGTAAATATATACCGGCTGGCGCTTTTTCTAAGGTGGCAGGAACGACAGTCAGAAACAAACTTCAGGCGGAACAGATGAACAGAATGCACGACAAATGGCTGAAGGCAAATCAGCACCGTTTTAACCACTAAAAGAAGGAAAATACTATGATTAACGACAAACAGCTCAGCGAACAACTGAGCGCATCACCTGCCGCCAGAGTCACGAAAGAACAGATTGAAGCCAATATTGATAACCATGATTTTACACGCTTTTCTGACACGGTTACGGTTTGTCAGATCACTCTGAATAACGGCTATTCAGTTCGCGGTGAAAGCGCATGCGTTAATGTTGAAAACTACAATCAGTCTATCGGTGAACGGATTGCGTATGACAATGCTTTCCAACAGCTTTGGTCTCTGTATGGCTTTTTGCTGGCAGAAACACAGTGGACTGACAGTCAAACACAATCAAAAGCCGCCTAAACAGTTTCTGGGAAGCCTGCCGGGGTCAAACGACAGGTTTCTTTGAGGCTGCGGGTAGTACCATACTATTTTCCTAACATTAGAAATAGTGTTCTGGGTGCGCCTGCCAGCTTCAACCTGCGATGTTAGCTCAGTGGTAGAGCTACAGCCTTCCAAGCTGATGACGAGGGTTCGATTCCCTCACATCGCTCCACTAACGCGGCTCCATACGCAAGAAACCCGTTCTGGGATTGATCTTTGGGGCATAACATCAACCAGACCTTTTTCGCGAAGTGGTGAAAATGGTCATCAGAAGGAAAAAACTATGACACAAACGGCTGAAAAAGCAGAAGAACCCGACCGCGAACCAGCAAACGAACGCGGAGTCGGTGACAATTCCAAAGCTCAGGGCGAAACCGCTCTGGAATACTTCAAAAATCGCGTACGTATCGATGCAGCAAGGGAAGAACTGAACGAACAAGCTGACGCTAATCGTCAGATGGCTCGTGAAGCTGAACTGGTAACGTCTGCCCTTGACGTAGAGTACAAATACTGGAAGTCCAAAAGTTCAGAGCAAGAAGGTTATGACGAAACTGTCAGCATAACCAAGGAAGCCCTGAACAACGCAGACACCCGGGAACTATTCGCTGAACTCGATACAGCGAAACTGCAGCGTTCGAAGAAGAAGAAAGCTTTGAGCAAGGGTAACAAATGATACTCGCGCTGGACATAGCCACGACCACAGGCTGGGCTCGTCGTACCGAAAGCGGAGTCATCTTCGGAACACGGGATTTCTCAGCCGTTAACCATGATCACGCTGTCCTCGGACGGCGTTTTCATTGGTGGCTTACTGATTTGATTGCAGAACATGGTAAACCTAGCCGAATTGTTATCGAGAAGCCGTTTTTTATGCAGAAAGCACCGGAAGCAGGGATATTACTGCACAAACTATGTCACGAAGCACACAGAGTCGCTGAACTACATAAAATACCTCGGGGCGAATACACTGCCGGCGTCATCAAGAAGCACGTCACCGGCGACACCAGAGCTAATAAACCAGAAGTTATGCAGGCCGTACTCGATCTCGGTCACAAAATCACAACAGAGCACGAAGCTGACGCGGTCGCGTTGCTTTTATTACACGAACAGGAGACAAAATCATGAATACGGCAAAAGTATCAATAGTTTTTGAAATGGACAACAACGGAAATATAGGTCTGCAATTTAACAGCCTAGAGAAGCTGCACTGGTTCACAAGAAATAGTGCAAAATGTCTCGCCAACACCCTGAAAGAAACCATTGCCATGCTGGATAGATTGGAAGATATAGACTGGCGGAAGAAAAACCCATTACCTGATGATCTCGGTGTATCAATCCCACTACAGCAAATCAATGAAGCTAATGACGTGATTTTCGGTGACAATCTTCTCAAGGAAACGCTCGAAGAAGTCAACGAAGCCAATGAAATCAGGGCGAAAGAACTCAGAGATAAAGAACTCGAGGTCAGAGAAAACATCGAAGCCGTAGAGCAGGATGCTGGTCCCGACATTGATGTCGGTACCAATGAGTCCGATGTTGACGACACAGATGTCGTCGAGATGCACGAAGTCGTTGAAGATGATGACGAACCTACTGGAGATTCGGAAGAAGGTCACGTCAAAATATGGGAAAACCATAAACTGACGGAAAAAACGGCAGAGGCGCTTGACGTTCTTTGTGATTTTCACGATGCAGGCGATGAGTTTACAACACTGACAAAGATTTCAGACAAGCTGGATAAGCCGGTATCTAATGTCATTTGCTACATGCAGGGACTTGTCAGGAAAGGGTTTGTCAATAAAGAAGGAAACGGAAAGGGATCACTTTATCTGCCTGTCAAGCGTTCCGACGGTTCTGTGTATGTGCAGGCTGCACCGGAAGAAACGGAGGAAAAACAAGAGAATGCAACTGCCGAAGATTCCACGGTAGTTCAAAATAAAGAACCAGCGACGGTTTCCAGTGATTTAACACCGGTGCAAGCAGAAACACTTGACGCGATATGTCATTATTACGATTGCAGTAAAAAGCCCGTGATTAACACCATGGTTGCTCAAAAAACAAACAGAGATGTCGGCAACGTAAACACTTTATGCAGGACGATAGAAGAAAAAGGCTTCATTTATCGTGTCGAAGTGAAAAGAAAATCACCGACAGGACCTGTTCCAATGGGAAGCATACCTTTAAAACGCTCCAACGGTACCGAGTACGAACGTGATCTCGATGTAGCCAAGGCAGCGCATGACAAAGTCGCAGGAGAGCCGGTAAAGGTTACGCAATGTCCACCAGCTTATTCTCGCGGATACGAACCGAATTGTAAGCCTGGAAACTTTTCATATAGGTAATGACATGAGCGTAAAAGATGCACTGAGGGAAGTCGATACGGCCATAATACAAATCGAGAGCCATCAGCACCCGACGAGTGGCGCCAGAAAAATATCGCCTAATTTGAACACAGTCCGGAAAGCCTTACGCATTCTCAAAGCCATTGAAGACGAAATGGCTGCGCTGGTACCGACAAGGAAAAACGATGCATTTAGCAAACGCAGCCCTACAATCGATCAAATTATAGGTGATGATTGAGATGACATTCCGCACCGAACAAATAGGCGACTTTACGTTGATACTGGGGGATTGCCTTGAGGTTATGCCTACGCTCGATAAGGAACACCTCAATATAGTAAGCGATCCTCCTTATGGAATAGGAGATCTTGTGGGCGGTTACGGTCGTGGCGGCAGGACTATAAAAAACGATAATGATTTAACAGTTTTTAGGGACATGTTCGGTCTGGTGGATTGGGACGCATGGATGCTTATGTTTTATTCATGCAGGATAACCCCTGATGTGATGGATATTGTTAGAGATAAATATGTCGGTGAGATAATATGGAATAAGAAGGTCGGCGGAATGGGGAACCCATTAAGATACCAACACGAAAATATAGCAGTATGCAAGAATGGCTCACCAGAACCTTTACAAACAACATTCACAGTTTTTACTGACTATAGATGTGGTGATGTGCATCCGCACGAAAAGCCCGTTCCTTTAATGGAGAAAATGGTTAACCTTGTTGGCGGATACATTCTTGATCCGTTTCTCGGATCCGGCACAACCCTCGTTGCTTGCGCCAAACTAGGCCGCATAGGGATAGGAATAGAGCTGGAGGAAAAGTATTTCGAAATAGCTTGCAAGCGCGTAGAGGAAGCCTACAGGCAACCAGACATGTTTATAGAGCCGCCGAAAAAGGTGGTACAGGAAGAGCTGATATAATGCCGATATCGACTGAAAACAAAGCGCTGTATCCGAAAAACTGGGATGATATTTCATATCGGATACGGTTCGAACGTGCCGGCGGTTTCTGTGAGCATGGCGATTGTACAGCAGAACACGGAATGGAACATCCGATAACCGGATCAACGGTCGTTCTAACCGTCGCGCACCTGGACCACAACCCGGCAAATTGTGCCGATGATAACCTGGAGGCAATGTGTCAGCGATGTCATCTGCGCTATGACCAACACCATCACCGCGCATGCGATAAAACACCCGATATGTTTGGAGGAAAAAATGCATAGAGACACACTGCACCTGCACAAATGCACAACCAAGACGTTTATGTACGCTCTGAGCCAGTGCCACGTCATACACGTCCCTGTCAGTCAGGATTTATATAAACGTTTCCGTAGACTGTGCCACGTTGCAGGAAACACAGTGTCAGAAGAGGCCAGAGAACTAATAACAAGCTACGTAAATGCCGTAGAAGAAGACGACCCGTGGCTGAAGAATAGGACAATAAGAGATGAGTGAATATTGGTACCCGTTTTTTCCTGAAGAATATAGAAAAGCTACTCGTCATTTGACGGCTGAACAGGACGGCATTTATCGCCGTTTGATCGACGAATATATGCTAACTCGTGAACCTCTTCCTGATGACGATATTTCACTTGCAAGGATAGCAGGTGTTAGCGATATCAAGTGGTTAGATGCGAAGCGCATGGTAATCGCATACTTCACGCATAAAAACGGCTTTTATTCGCATAAATTTTGCGATAATCAGCTCGATGTTCAGGATAAAAGATCAAAAAGAAGATCGTTAAGTGCAGAAAAAGCGGCAAAAAAGCGTTGGAAGAATCATAAACCAAAACAACGACTTAAATGCGACCGCTATGCGTCGCCTATGCGTGGCGATGCGACAGTTACAGATACAAGTACAGATACAGAAAGAAAGAAAGTATATACATCGGAATTTGAAAATTTCTGGAAATCATGGATTCCGTACAAAACTGGAAAAGGTTCAAAGTCCGAAGCCTTTAAATTTTATAAAAAATCAGCAAAGGAAATATCGCATGAAAAAATTATCGAGTGTAGCCGGCAATATTGCCAGTTCTGCCAGTCAACAGATTGCAACACGAAAAACGTATTCAGGTGGCTCGACAAACGAGGATGGGAAGATGATTACGAAATACCAGCCAAAGGACATACCTCTGCTAACGGGAAAGAAAGCTATTCAAGCCAGATCCTTACTGCGTCGGAACGAGCCCGGGAGCAATTACGATTACGTGAAGAAATGGGGCCTGATGCAGAGGATGGAAATGCCAGATTTGACGACGACGGAATTGAACATCATAGCCTGTTACCGTCTCCCAGCGACATCGGACCGGATACTATCCCATTTAGACCGCTTGGCGATGCACAAGAGGATGGATGGGAATGACCTGGAGCGTAACGCATATTTGCTGGCGGACTATGCAACGCGGCTTGATGGCGTCACGGAGGTAGAAATAGCTTGTATGGTCGAGCATTGGATCGAGAAAGAAACCGGCGCATTTTTTCCGCAGTACGCAGAGATCAAGGCATGGCTGGAAGATGCGTTTAAGGATGCGCATTGGTCTAAATATTATACGGAAGGACGGAAACCATGAACAAAATACTGAAAATGCTGGAAGACCCGGACAGCGATAATGTAGAGATAAATGCGCATATTCGCGCTGAAACACATAGTTATTTGACAATAGATTATAAATTTACGGAATTTGAGTGTGGTAAACATATTGCCCTGTATAGAAGTCACAGTGGAGCCAAAGAACGGCTGTACGTCAGTGATATCCCAAAATACACCACATCCCTAGACGCAGCCATGTCCATAGGCACGGAGGAGTTGGAGGGGTGGAAGATGTATATTCAGCCTGCCATTTTTAGCATGGGTTTTAATAATCCCTATGTGGTTTTTATGCACGAAGGAAAAAAATTAACTAGAGCAAATATGGTGGGAGGTAATAAAATAATTTCGGACATGCCTCGCGCCATATGTCACGCCCGGATACAGGCGCTTGAATATATGAGGGGAAAGTGATGGCATACAGGCTCAGGCAATTATGCAGTGCTTTTCACAGGGCGATAAGTGGCCTAAATGGTGTAATACTCCGTAAACTGTTAGTGAGAAAGAGGAAATAAATGCCCGTATTCTATTGCGAAAACTGCGACCAGACCATCGACCTGGATGAAGACGTTGAACACGTTGAAGAATGCGGGGCGGTTGAACCGGAGGAGCCGGAACAGAAACCGAATTTGTTGATGCAACCATTTGTTTATAGGAGATAGGGTATGAGTAAAAAACAAGAAGCGATAGAGGCTTTCTTAAAATGGACTGGTGAGGGGGCTCAGACGCCCAACTGGGAAGAAGAAAATAACGACCACTTCATATTAAAGTGGGTTGAGGAGTTCCAAGAAACCATCAAAGTAGCCCTACAGAGCAAGCCCGTTGATGTGGAGACAATTACTTTAGAGATTGTTGATCACTTAACCGCAGATCATCACCTAGACGATTACAACGACCTGTTAACAAGAATAGCCGTAGACTGCATAGACCACCTACACGCCAAGGGCTACCTGAACACATCACAGTGGCAGCCTATCAAGACAGCGCCGAAGGATGACAAAGATATTATTGTTTGTAATTCTTTAAACGGGGATAGGGCTATTTCTTCCTATGAAGATACAAAGTATAGGCGTTGCTTTAACCATAGAAACGGTTTTCAAGGTGCTACCCACTGGATGCCTTTACCACAACCACCGGAGGATAAACCATGAGTGATACAGGGATGCCGAAAAAATTAAATGATATGACGCCAGCCGAAAAGGTTAGATACCTAGTAGCGGAACGTGCAGCGGATAGCAAAACCATACGGGAACTGGCGGCGGCTTTGCATTTTTACGCCAGCGAAGTAAATTATCGCAGAACTCAAACAGAGTTAGGATCGGTGCATCCTATGAAGGTGGTTAAATGGCGCAAAGCAGAACAAGTCCTATCCGACAACGCCACACAAATAGCAAAAGCGCAGGAGGGCAAATTGACAGATATCCTTGACGCCCCAGCACAAGACAACCCAGGTCTAAAGAAACTCATGGCGACTAAAGCACCTTGGGAAGAGGAGGTGGGATGATGGACGGATACGCGCAAGAATGGGAAAGAGAAAAAGTAAACAGAAGATTTGAAGGCTTTGAGGAAGAAACCTTTGGTCGGTGCTTTATGTGTGAGGGTGACGTTCATAAAGGGTGTATTGGTGTACCTTGTGAATGTTCATGCCCACTGCCAGATGAAAGGGAATTGCAACAAAAACGCCAAAAAATATTAGATAAATTATCAGTAGAAGAGCAGAAAATACTTGGCGTAAGAGAATAAAAAGGAACCAAAATCATGACAGACAAAGGCGCGATTACGCAGGCTATTGAGGCTTTAGAATGGGTAACAATCAATCTGGATATGACCCATGTAGACACAGCAGCCTATATCGACGCAGCGAGGGAAAAGGCAGAACAAGCCCTCGAAGCCCTTAAAGCATTCAAGGCTGGGGTGCCGGAAGGATTGGAATACGCACAACAAGTTACTAATGGTCTGTCTGGACAAATGCTATCTGATGCCGGGAGAGAACAGTTAACTACACGGGAAATGGACACAATATACACCTCACTTAAAGCAGCAAAACACTTTCATGAGGCCGTGAAATGAGCACCACACACGACCATTTCAAATCCAGAATGAAGGTTATAACCAAGCGACTCAGAGACGCTGAAGGCGAAGCACGGGCGCTCAGGGCGGAGAATAAGCTGTTACGGGACCAATTGGATACGATCGGGGGGAATTTAACACAATCGGGAGAAAAACCATCAGAGACGGTGAAAAATTAACGCTTCAGTGGATTTACACGGATAAATTCAAACAGGTGCCGCGAACCAGGGTTACGGATGCGACCAGGCTGGAAAAATCACTCGGTGTACGGCTCTGGTCAGCGCATTGTCAAGTCGGTGCGGCAATGAACATACAGCGCGGAGGACTGGGATATCCAAGCGGTGCAAGCTACGAGCATCATATCTCGTCGACTGGCGATGTAGGATATTCAGAAGCCGCAGTCGAAATCCTAAAAGCCCTACGCAAATGGGAAAAACGTGTCACAACTGAACAGCACAACATCGCAGAAGCAGTCTGCTTCGATAACAAATCCATACGAGCATGTGGACGGCATTACCGGAAAACCAGGCGCTCAATCTCCAAAATATTGAAAGAAGCACTGAACGAATGGTATTATGTGCTAAATCCTGCCGTGTCAGTGAAAAAAAGTTCACAGCCAAAAACCTTTATAAAAGAACCGTTTAACACAACAAAGACCTATATATTCATAGACGATGAAAAATAATTCTTGACAAAACAGCACCACACATGCCTAAAATTACCACACTACTAATTGTATCTACCGCCCAGCAGAGGCGGTTTTTTTATTCCCAAAACCCTTATAATTCAACGATTTCCCGTCAACTCCACGTGGCGGTATTACCGGTGTTGAGATGGGCACGGCTTTCGAGCTGGCTTATCTCCACCGCGTTTCAAGGTGACCCATGCGGAAAAGGAGATTGAATGCCTGATTATTTTATAACATCAGAAAACAATCCGCAGGATTTTCGTGACCAGGCTCAACTCGGGTCCATCAAAACTTATCAGTTTGATTTTTCGCAATGGGCTGAAGAAAACACTGACTTGGTAACCGTTACCTGGACCGTGAAGTCCGGACAGGTCACCATAACCGGCCAGGCTCTTGCCGCAAACGTTGCCAATGCACAAATCGCGTTCCCAGAGTCCGGAGGCAGCCTGGTAGAAATCAAAGCCGAAACCGGTACTGAAACTTATATCGCCATTCTTGACCTACTGACCATTGATCCGAGACGTCCGATTGAAGATTACGGACTCTGTAGCTGTTAGCGATGGCGAAACGTAAAAGGACTGGATGCAATAAAAAAACCTATAACAAAAAACGTGATGCAAAAAAAGCTGCGAAAAGAGCTAAACGATGGTATCGAGTCTATGATTGCCCTGACTGCGGAAAGTGGCACTTAACCAGCGCACACAAAAGTGAAGAAATAAAATGGAGAAAAAGAGCCCGGTTAACGACAACGAAATAAACGAAGACTATGACGAACTTTGTTTGCTGAACTCGATTGTGCGTGTTTTCGATTTCGAAGCAATACCAAGGATGGAACACTTGAGTCCCCGCAGCATAGCGAACTATCTCTGGTATGTGAAATACGTGAAAAAGCACAGAGAAATAGATGTTCACAACAAAAGGAAAGGATTGGCAATAGCGTAATGGCTGAGAGATAATTTAAACCCAAACATTAGAAGGAAATTACAAATGCCTAGTCACACATCAAAAGAGCGCCAGAAGAATAATCCAAAGACTATGCCGAAATCTACGCCTAAGAGACCAGTAAAAACTCTGAAGAGCAGCGGCAGGAAGAAATGATATCACAAGCAAAAATCCAAGATGAAATTAACCATAGGCGCAGTAAAGCATTGCACTTTCTAAGCCTTACGGATGAAGAAAAGCTACGTGTCATATTGGACAGGACAGAAAAGACAATCAGAGGAAAAATAATAAAGTATCGGATGGCTTTCAAACTCTTCAAAAAAATAAAGGCAGCATCATGGCAAAGGGAACATTGATATTGATTACTCCAGAATGGCTTAAAAGCGAAGAAGGCATAAAATGGAACGCTAAAATCACTAGACGTAACGAGGAAATAGTGGCTGAAGTGTTCAACAAATTGGTCGTGCCTTGAGATGGCTGTCAAAGCTGATAATACAGGTAAGAAACAGCTTCCGGAGGCAATGAAGGAAACATCGTTCAAACCCGGCGAATCAGGAAACCTTGCAGGACGGCCAAAAGGCACAAGGAATAAATTCAGCGAGGTCTTTCTGAAAGACTTTCTCAGTTCATGGGAAGAAGGCGGAATTGATGCGTTGAAAAAGGTCAGGGATGAAGACCCAGCGGCGTTTCTGCGTGTTGCAGCGTCTCTCTTGCCGAAAGATATCAACGTGAACACAAACCAAGAGGCAGCATTTGACAGGTTTATTGAAGGGCTAAACGATGAACAACTCGATAACCTCATCGCCGGACTGGTCGCCGTCGGAAGCGATACAGAGGGCGCAACGTCTAAAAACAAAAAGGGAGCTTCAAAACAATCTCGTAGCGTTCACTGATTATTTCTTCGACGCTCGTGGTGATAATTTCATTGAGAACTGGCACCATCACGAAATCTCTGAAGCCCTGCAGAAGGTCGTTGACGGCGAAATCAAAAACCTGCTGATCAACATTCCGCCACGTTACGGTAAGACTGAGATGGCGGTGATTAACTGGATAGCGCAGCAAATAGCTGTAGACCCTCGATGCTTGTTTATCCATCTGTCATATTCGGATGAACTGGCGCTGGATAATTCGTCCAGAACAAAGGAAATGATACTCTCTGACGAATATCAGGAACTATGGCCGGTCAGACTGAAGGACGACAGCAAGAGCAAGAAGAAATGGTATACAACGGAAGGCGGCGGACTTTACGCGACTGCGGCTGGTGGCGCTATAACAGGATTCGGCGCCGGTTCAACAGAATCCAGTGAGTTTCGCGGCGCAATAATCATCGATGACCCGCTGAAAGTTGACGATGCTGAACGTGACAACGAGAGAGACAGGGTAAACAAACGGCTTAACACAACGATTAAAAGCCGACGGAACAACAGGAACACACCAATAATCATAATCATGCAGCGCTTGCATGAAGAAGACATGAGCGGATTCGTGCTCGAAGGCAAGATGGGAGAGAAATTCCATCATTTGAAGCTGCCAGCGATATGCGACAACGAGCCGCTTTGGATGTTTAAGCACAACATGAAAGACCTCGAGGCAGAACGTAAAGCTGATGCGCTTACCTTTGCCGGGCAAATGATGCAGGAACCATCACCTGACGACGGTACGTTCTTCAAACGGGAATGGTTTCACCGGTTCGAACTGGGAAAAGAGCCTGAAACGTACAAGTTCGGTGCTTCTGACTATGCAGTGACCGAACCGAAGCCAGGCGAAGATCCGGATTATACGGAGCATGGTATCTGCGGCTTTGACAAAGACGAAGACCTTTGGCTGATCGACTGGTGGTACGACATGACCACCATGGATAAATGGATCGAGGAACAGGTCTTCCTGGTCAACAAGCACGAGCCGTTTGCATGGTGCGCTGAAGGTGGAATAATCAGGAAGGCGGCAGAGCCATATTTGAAAAAGGAACAAAAGAAATCGGGCGGATATTTCCGGATGGAATGGATAACGTCCAACAAAAACAAAACTGCAAATGCTCGAGCATTCCAGGCTTTAGCATCTGCAGGAAAGGTACACATACCGAATACGCCGTGGGGCGAACGGCTGTTAACGCAGCTCCTGAAGTTCCCGACCGGCAAGTATGACGATGCCGTGGACGTCTGCGGTCTGTTCGGTCGTTTGCTCGATAAGACATACGGACCGAGAGAGCTGATCGAAGAAGACGCACCAATGCAGCATAACGACTATGGAATTGATGATGATGACAACGAGCAAGATTGGATGACAACATGAACAGACAACTGATTTATGGACCTGCTCAAAAGATGATAGAAATCGATCATGGCGATGAGATGAAGGAAATCATTATAAATTCCTACGTTTTCGGGACTCCTGGCGCATCTACTGAGATAAACGATTTTAATGATAGATTCTCTGAGCGCATATATTCTGTATGGAAGCGCCTCGAGAAAGAACTATTCGATGCAGGTCTCATTCCACACATTGAAACCCCGGTAGTGCTTAATGCTTCATAACAACAGGATATTTCAGCAGCAAATCGGCAACTTTCTGAGTGATACGTCACAAGCACGTGACCTGTCGGAGCGTGACCGTGATTACTTCGACCACAATCAATGGACTGCGCAACAGACGGCAAAGCTCAGGTCTCGGAAGATGGCGCCTATCGTGGTGAACCGTATCAAGCCAAAGGTGGAGGGCCTGATCGGTCTGTATAACCTGCGGCACACTGACCCGAAAGCGTTCCCGAGAACGAAGAAGCACGAGAAAGCCAGCGAAGTCATTACGGATGCTTTGCGCTTTGTTGCTGATAACAACGACCTCGAGATGACAAAGATGGAGGTAGCCGAGGATTTTTGGATAGAAGGTTACGGCGGCGTTCTGACTGATGTTCGGCAGAAGGCAAACGGCAATATCGAAGTCAGAGTGACCCGGATACCATGGGACCGCATATACTTCGACCCGCACTCCAGGGAAAAGGACTTCTCTGATGCTCGTTACATGGGAATGCTGATGTGGATGGGTAAAGATCAGCTCGAAGAACTGTTCCCGAAGGCCAATTTTGACGAGTTACTTGCTCAGGTTTCGTCGGACTCCGAAGATGGTGAAACATTCCAAGACCGGCCGCCGTTCCAAGACAGGCAGCGCAATCGCGTTCGTATAGCTTTAAGCACTACCGGGGTTTCAATGTGTGGAATGAGACCTGCATCGAATAGTTCTTTCTCGAGGCGCTTCCATACAGAATATATGCGCTCAGAGAATCTATCATTAAAATCGTTT